CGCCGCCGTTACCGAAGCTTTCGGCGCCGCCAAACTGCATGTCTCCCGGGGTGACATCGGTGATATCACTCTTGGTCATTCCATTCGGGAGGCCGTACTTATCGCGGGCTCCCTGGAGCGCCTTGCTGGCAGCCGCCATCTTCGCGGTCAGTGGGCCGCGAGTGTTGGTCCAAGCATCAGAGACGGTCTGGAGATCTTCCTGAGCAAGCCTCGGGCCGAGATCAGCGGTCAGAGGGCTGTTGCCTGTCAGGGCCTGCCCTGCAAGCGACAGTCCCAGGCCTAGAGGGTTACCAAGACTGCCCACCAGCCCGGCCATAGCCATAGAATTCTTCAGGTTAGGATGCGCGGAGACGTTCTCACGAGAGAAGGTCCCGCCCGGATCATCCTGGTTGCCCGGTCCGCCCTGCGAGTTGCCGCGAGGATCGTAGCTGAGGTTTTGCGGTCCTGTCGGAGGGGCAGGGGCCTGGCTTGGATCGTTGACTGGCTGTGCCAGAGAGCCCAGGCCGCTCATCAGATACTGAAGATTGTTGTTCAGCCCGGATGGGGGCGTGACCGCTCCTCCATCCGCATATCCGCGTCCCTGGAGGCCACCGCCCAGCTGGGTGGGAAACTGCTGAGGATTGGACTGGGGAACAGCACCCTGGTTGGCCTGGTGGAGGTGGGCGAGGAGAGCGAGAAGGGCGTTGCTGCCGAAGTTCTGGTTCTGCTGCTGGCTCCCGTTCTGGCCCCCGTTCTGGCCCTTCCAGGGGTTCTGCGTTTGGCCAGCAGGGAAGGGCTGGAAGTGCATCCCGGAGGAATTCAGGTAGCTCGCCAGGGTGGGATGAGCAGCAGCTACGTCAGCGGGAATGCCGCTTGGATTGCCGCTACCGTTCCCGCTTGCGGGCGGCTTGACAGCTGGAGGTGGAGTAGTCGGCTTGGCGGTCGGATCGAAAGCCGGAAGCGTCTTGGTCAGCCCGAAGTCGAACTCTCCCCCTGACTGGCCGTAGGTATACGGGTCAAAGGGATAGACCGAAGGGGGAACGCTCACTTCGAGGACTCTCGCTCAGCCAACTCTTGGAGAGTGATCAACTCACGCTCTGCCTCGGCGAAGGCCATGACCTTTCCGACCAAGTGCTGGTACTCAGCCCAGTCCTTCGCCCCACCAAGGGCCAGATGGTCAGCAAGCTCGTTCATCTGCTTACGCAGCCAAACCCGGTTCGCTTCAATGATCGCATAGGCCTGTGGGTCCACTAGGCGTCGTACCTCATGGGGTTCTCTTCATCTGGTAGGGCTGAGAGCATCGCTCGCGAGAGGATGCTGATGGTTTCCTTCGAAGTCAGATTCCAAGATCCAATGCGGATCTGGCCATCCTCTCCGTAGGACAGAATAATCGTCCCTTTGTCATCGAACTGATGGGCGATCTCGTGGGCAACGAGGTGGAGATTTAGCTCTTTCACTTTGGCTTGGTCTCCTGTGGCGCGCGCAGAGTGGGCTTCACAAGCTCGACCACAGACTTCTGGTGTGCGTTGGCCATATCCACGGCAGACTGGTGTCTGGTGTTGACCAGATCCACTGCCATCTTGCCCTTGGCGATCTTCTCCTGGGTAGCCAGGCGCTCCCGCTCTCCCTGGAGCCGCAGCTGAGCTTTCATCACGTCGATCTGCGCGTTCTTGTCGGCCTCCGCAGCCTTGCGCTGGACATCCTGAGCCTTGATCTGGACCTCCTGCTGCTTGAGCTGGAACATTGGGTCCTGCATCTGCTGCTGTGCCTGAGCCTGTTGAGCCTGCTGTTGATGATCTTGGGTGACGGCTTGCACCGCCTGAGCGATCTGGGGAGCCAGTTGCGCCTCGATCTGGGGAGGCATCGGCTGGCCCATCGGAGGAAGCTGTATCCCCATTTTCTGGGCGACTTCCTGGCGATACTGGAACGCCATATGCTCAGCTATATGAGCAATAATCAGGGAAGAAGTACCCTGGAAGGTGGGCATCTGCTGGAGGCTGGGATCTTGAAGGATCGCCTGGTGGATGCTTATATGCGCCTGATGATTCTGGTACTCGAAAGCCTTGAGGCTATCCCCCTTTATGGCGGAAGCATTTTCGCTAAGTGGATCAGCGGGAGTAGCCTTGTCTGGGTCGGGAATGACTTTGTCTATGTCATCGATTCCCAACGTCTCCATCATCTGCCGATGCAGAGCGCGCAGGTCGTAGAGCTGTGGAGCCTGGCCCGCTATCTGGAGCGCAGTGGTCTGAGTCATCAGCCGCTGAGCAAAACTGGTCGCATTCGGGTCCGACACTGGGATGATGTCGATCCGCTCGTCAAAGTCGGCCTTCTTGATCTGCCGGCCAGCCTGTACGTCGTATTCGTACGACTCTGGGGTGTACTCCTCGATCAGATCAGCTAGCAGCGAGAACTCGAAGCCCTGAGAGGCATGAAGGCGAGCATGGATGGCGCTCATGACCTTCATCGAGCGCTCAATCAGCGCCAGAGTAGTCCCTACAGGTGCTTCCTGGTTTCCGTCGCCTACGTCAAGATCCGCGATAGACGCAAATCTACGTCCTTCATCCACGATCTCCCCAAGGAGGGCTTGGAGAACGGCGGAAGGTTCCTTGTAAGGGAGAGGAAGTATGTTATCTCGTATAGCTTGCCCTGGAACGTCAACATCTCGCCACTCACCGGGCATAATAGGAGAATCATCGGACTTGATCCTGAGGCCACGAGCCTTAAATCCGCCGGGAAGATTCGAGAGAGTGCCTGAATCAACGAGTTGTCGGAGGATGGAGGTGGCGCTCTTGGCGATACCACCAATAAGATGGATCAGGCCGAAGCCATAGAACCCCAATCCAGGGATGTACTTGTAATGAACGAAGTGGTCCCGCTTGATCTTGAGCGGATCGTCCTGCCGGAAGTTCCTCCGGATAGAGAGGATCTTTCGGCTGTCCTTTTCGACGGTCACGACGTAGGGAAGCTCGATCCCTGTCATCTCGCTGTGCTGGTCAACGTCTTCAAAGCCGGCCAGGTCGAGATCGACATGCATCTCAAGGATCACGAAGCGGTCATCGTGACTCTTACCAGGGGTAAATCCCTGGATTTTGTCGTACTCCTTTTGGAGAGTCTCGGAGCTGACGGCCTGGGGCTTCGGCTCCCCAAGGTCACAATCGCTATATACGCCAGCCACCTGGAGTTTCCGAATCTCATTGGCCGTGCGGCGCATTACGTGTGTGTAGCGCGGAGAAACGGACAGATCCGTGGTAGCGTAACTTACAACAAAATCCTCTGCCGGTACAAACGCGGACGCCGGCCTCCCGAGTACGTAGTCCTGATACACCTTTTTGAAGGCTGATCCGGCTAGCGCCAGGTAGAACAGCATCTGCTCATGCTCAGAGCGGTATTCCCGCATCCGAGTGGTGAGCATATAGTTCATGTACTCTTCAACGCGCCTGGCCTGCGCCTGACGGTCTTCGGTGGCCTCCCCTATAATCCTTGTCCGAACAGGACCGGATGCAGGGAAGAGCTCCATAATGGCCTGGGACTGGAAGCGGATGATCGCTTCAGAGAGAATCGGATGATATACACCACAAGCGTTGGGCCAGGGCTCCATGCGGTCTTCCATCTGGAAGCCGAGGAGCTTCAGACCCTTGATGTAGGCCTTTTCCCAATCTTCTCTGGAGCGCTTGTCGTCCTCAAACAGAGATACAAGCTCGCTCCCAAGGGAAGAAAGCTCCCCCTCGTCTATGTGATTAGCGAGATTGTCCTCGAATGAGATCTCAGGCCCTTCCATCTGGGCCTGCTCATATTCGATGATGACTCCGCCATCCTCGTCCTCGGTAATCGAGTAACCCTGGCCTTCCTGAGGGTCCGGGGGCAGTGTTACTGAAGCCCCAGAGCCGTCAGGCGGCGGGGGAGGCGAAAGGGGAGTCTCTATCATCCTTCAAATGGTTGCAGAGGGCGGAATCGAACCTGCCGGCCTGCGGCTTATGAGGCCACCGAGCTGCCACTGCTCTACTCTGCGTCAATAATATTCCGGGATTTTGGACCATCCCTTGGTCTCTTTGTCTTCCCAGTCGGTCGGGAGGCGGACGAAGCTTCCTTGGCGGAAGTACATGAGCGCCTGGGTCGAGGCGTCGAGGAGGTCGTCATGCTCCCCGTTGGGGAATT